CTCCAAATCAATTTTTTGACCAACGCCGGTCGAGCTTCGAGATTTCATACATTGTATCTGATACTTGCCACGCTCTTTCATAGCACGACTAGTAAAGATACCGAACACATTATCTGCCGTGTTAATTTTACTGATACCACCAGAAATGTGTGAGTGGTCAAATTCAATTTCTTCCACAGCACTACGATTCAACTGCGAAGCAGTAACCATTAACACGCCAAGTTCCTTGGCCAAGTTACGCAGTTCTTCTGAAACATACTTGTCCTTGACAAACAAGTCGTTGGGACTAACTTTAGCACTCACTGGCATTAACAAGTCCAGGTAGTCAATCATCAGGAAGTCTACTTTAATGCTTGTTTGGATCTGTACTTCTTTAATGTAACTGCGGATGTCATTGATGTTGCTTTGCGCTGGCAATGCTTTGACACGATACTGTCCAGATTTTTTAGCAACCAGTTTAACTTTGAGTTCTGTGGTGTCAATGTCCTTGCGGATATCTTTAGTGCTCATGTTGGTCAACATGGCATCTGTACGCAAACTGGTAAGTTCTTCACTGAGTTCTAGTGTAATATACACGCCAGATAGTCCTTGTTGCAACCAGTTAAGGGCAATGTTCATCATAACCAACGACTTACCAGATCCGGATCCACCTGCAAAGATGTTTAGTTCACCGCGGCTAAATCCACCATACAACAACTTGTCCAACTGTGGCCAGCCTGTACTTACTTGCCCACCTGAGTTAAAATACTTGTTAATACGAGCGCCCGGATCAGCAAAATAATCTGTGCCCATGTCTTTAGTGAGTGATATCTGTACTGCATCTTTGATCAGTTTCTCAACTGGCTCAAACTCACCCTTCTCGAGCAAGTCTGCCGACTTTAAAATAGCACGTTCAAGTTCTTGACGCTTGGTAAAGCCTTCGAACTCGGTCATGAACCAATCAAAGTGTCCGTCATTTAAGTCGGGCACGGCCTGTAGTTTGATTCCTGTGGTTGCACTGATCTGCGTCCTGTCAGGCATAGTTTTATGCTTGTCACTATGTTCTTTAATGAACTCGGCTGCAGGACGCAGACTCTTGTCAAAGTTTTGCGGATTGTAGATATTTTGAACACGCACATAACTACTTGCGTCTTCTAACATCATTTCTAAGAATAATCGTTGGACTTCAAGTCCGTAATCTTTTAACAAGTTGTTTCTTCCTTAGTTCTATTTTAATTTTACTGCTCTCGCTCGATTGCATTATAGTTAGCAAAGTTGTTAACTTGCCCCAGAGTTTCACAGCATCGTTGATATCCTTAACACCCTCTGGCCAGGTGGGAACGCTTACACTCCATCCCAGTTCTACAGCACGGTCAATTAACTCTACACCTGCTTGATCCTGGTCTGGAACTACAACGACATTGCGTCCTAGACTGCGTATTAGTCTTGCTTGATCATCACTTATTTCGTTGTGCATCACAGCCAGTCCATTGATACAGAGTGCATCAAAGATACCTTCTGTAACAATCACATGTTGCCAGCCTGCTTGCTGTAGATCTATACCAAACACATAGCCCTTAGGCATGTCGTTAATGTAACGTGGATTGCGATCGTCTAGGAAACGTATTGTACTGCCTACCACTTGATTGTTGTATGTAAACGGCACAACTACACCTGCTCGCGTTGTGGCAGCTACCATGACGGGATAGTCTTCGGGCACATGTCTGCTCCTAAGATATGCCCAATGCTCTGATCGGTCTGGTGTTACAAAATCTACGAAGTCGGGCAACTCTGTTTCCGTAAATTCAATCGGTGCTAAGTTATTCCAAACACGCTGACGATCTTCTATCATGCCTTCCATGTTGCGATGGCGCATACTTTCAAGATTGATTTGATTAATGTCGTTCTCAGGAACACCTATCCATTCAAGCAAGCGTCGTGCTTTGAATCCAATGTTACGGCCCAGGATAAAACTTGCAGTATAGCCGCAGTTAAAGCAATGATAGCTCCAGCCTTGATCTGATAGTTTGATGCCACCACGTCCACGCTTGTCCGGTGTGTTACCATTGTGAACGCAACAAGGTGCGTTAAAGGAAATCCATCCAGAACCAGACTGTTTTCTTTTGCCTGGTAAAAATGCTAACACGTCAATCATGCTACTATTGTAACATGTTTTTTGAAACAACGCAACTTATTTTGGCTTAACGGTACTTCAAGTTTACCACATGTCCAGTAGAAACAATAACTTGAACTGATTGCATAGTAGGCGGAATAGGACGGTATCCTGAACCGCCGGCAACCAGTGTAATGCCGCTGATTGATCCATCAGATATACTGGCAGTGGCAGCGGCGCCGGCACCTTCGCCCACAAACTCAATCAATGGAGGAGCCAGATATCCAAACCCCGGATTAGAAACAGTTACCCCTGTGACTATGCCATTGGCCACTGTGGCAGTTGCTTGCCCCGGATTTCCAAATGATTGACCATTTGTGCCAGTGGTGTATATGCTGTTGTTAAAACACAAACGCAGTATTGGGTGCCATCCAATTACATTCATGTGGATAGTTTCAGTTCGGTTCAGATACTGGGTTGATTCTGTCACGTTGTACCAAATACTTTGGTAGTTTTCTGCACCTTGCGCTTTAATACTTCCTGTGTATCCAATCAAGTCCATTTGTATTGTTGTTACAGCGCCCACTGGCTCAATGAAACTGCTGTAGAATTCTGTTGATTGATAAGGACTATAGTTGTTTATTGGACTACCGGCGTTTAATGCCCAATCTGGGTAGACACTACTGCTTGAGCCACCGTACCCGGCCTGGGCTGTGATGTCTGTTGTGGGGATTGTTAGGTTGGCACTGGGGACATACTGAGGGTACACGCTGTCTACCACATCAAGCGGAGCACGAGCACCACTTTGTGCATCTGTGTACACTGCTTCTATTAGGTTACCACTGGCTCGCATGATACTGTAGGCAGCGGGCTGTGCCAACACTGTGGCAAGTTCGGCTGTGGTCAGTGTTACCTTGGCACGACCATATTGTGCGTTGATAACAACCATGTCTTTTTGAACCAACAGTGCATCGCCATTTTGGCTAACCATTCTGAATGTCAGTGCGCTGCCGGTGATATTCACTGGTTTTTCGTCTTGGTTAATGAACTCAAACAGGATCACATTGTCAACACCTTTGTTAATTGTTAATTTTTTAGCATACACAGGATTGTACCTCAAATTGAAATAAGCACCACTGGTGTCGGCTACTATAACTCGAGTTACTTGTTGGTAAAGATAAACAGTGGTTGAATACATATGGTTGTATTTAGCGACAAATGACAACCTTTAAATTTAGCCAAAAACGCACGGTATAAATACCACCGATGGCCAATGATATCTTTACTAAACTAAGCGACCAATATCCCTTTATTACACTGTGTGTATATGCTTCTACGGAGTATGTAGGGATTGTACAGAATCAAGACGCCACTGTTACTACCATATACGACTTTGGTGGTATTCACGAACCTGCACTAAAGCAACGGTTCTTGGAGTTGGCCAACACTTGGTGGTGGGAAAGTAACCGTAGTATTCCTATCAACATTTTCCTAAAAAAAGACTGGGAAATATTCAAGCCTTGCCTGCGCACATTTGCCAACAAAGACTTGGAAATACTGCACGGGCCTGTGTGCAGTCTTGCTGACATTACACTGAAAAAAGGCAAACGAAAAAGTATCACGCTGGTGCGGCGGATGGACTGAGCAAGTTCATATGTAATGCTACCAAGGCTGCGTAAGAGATTGCGTGGCTTTTCTTAAATGTGTAGCCCCGACTTTCATCACCATCCCACACAGAGTCGAACACCACATCCCAAGGCTGTCGTTGTAAGTGTGCTTTACCTGGGCGAATAATACTGATAAACGCTGCCATACGTGGGATACTATCCGGCTTCATATCTTTTAATAAATCAGTGTAGTTGCCAATGTGTGCCAACTGCCGAGCCCAGTCTGGGTCTTGCCATAGTCTTGACCACTCTGGGTCTGTGGTGACTGCTGTGGCATAGTGTTCTGGGCCAGTAATCAACTGGTAAACACTCATGTTTAAAAAGTCAATTTTAAAATAACCCAACTGTTCTGCTTCTTCATAGTCTATGGACGCACATAGATTCACAGGATCCACCGGAATGTCTGTTACATACACACCGGAGTTATGACGACGCACTTGACCTTGGACTGTTTGTCGTGCGGGTGTATGTCGTATTAATTCCAGTAGTTGACTGCGGTCTGCAAAATCTATGTCAATATCTGCACTCATGTTACCATCCTGCCTGCGTTAATATTTCTTTAGCGTACTCTTGATCTGCAGAGTAATCGCTAAACTTCTTTTGCCATACATCCGAATCAATATATGGCCATACCATTGCTATTTGTGTTGCATCTAACGTGCTCAAAAACCCTTGTCCAGACTCACTATTATATATTACCCAAGGACTAATACGTCCTGTGGTTACTGCATACACAGTGGCATTGGTACCACCATATCGCAAACAGTCTTGTGAAGGATTGCCTGTTTTCTCTGCCCAGTCAATACTGTATTCCATTGCACGGGCTAGTGCATCGTTGATGTTTTCTACTTGCAGATAGTATATCAAGTAGTCTGTGTACACTGCATCACGACACCAGTGATCAATCTTTTTGTTTTGTTTGAGAACCCATTCCATAAAACGTGCAGGATTAATAGCACGTATGCTCACACAGTAACGTCCAAACTTTACAAATGCTCGGTAATATGGTGAGTCGGCAAAGTCATCAAATGTTTTTAATTTGGCACTGCCTTGTGTCATTTCGTAAAATTTAATGTACGCTTGGAAGCCCAGTTCTACTCCACGCTCGGAACGTTCTTGTCTACGACGACGTGGTTCACAACTATGCACAGTCAGGCTTGTTTCCTTGACAAAGTCTTTCCGACAGTACTGACAGGTGTAGCTCATTTTTTAGTTTCTTGGCCCAACAACTTCAAGTGCTCGTCAATTTCTTTTTTAGTAGTGATCGATGCCAGTACTGCAATGTCATCGTCTTTAAGATGTGGATACAGTTCTGCCAACTGCTTGCGTATACCACTAGCACCAGGTTCTTTTTTCTTAGGAGCAATCCACGTATGTCGAGGTGTGCCCATGTCTGGACTTACTGTTGTAGCACACAACCATTGTAATTCTGGATGCCGGCTTAGTGTAAAGAAGTGTTTGTTAAAACGTTCATTTGTGGCAATGAGATAGAACTCTTGTAGCTCTCGAGATCCTTCAACTGCGCTACCCCAACGTATCATAAGATAGTTGCTGAACTTTTTACGTTCTTCGTCTGTTAAATCTTTATAAAAATTACGATCCTTGCGATCAAACTGTCGCATCTCGTTAGCAATGTTTAGTTTATCACTCATTACCAGGCCTTGTCATAGTCCACAATCTCGCAGTTACGACTGATGTCTTTTACAAAGTACACACAGTCCGGCTTGGGATCATCGCTCAATGGAATACACAACATCTGTCCATTCTTTAGTTTAGGAGCATACCAGGCCACTTCATGATACACGTCTACAATTTCAACAGTTGGAAAACTTGGACGGAAACTACTTAGTGGATTAAACTGGAACACTTTAAAGCCACGATCATTAATACTGGTCAATGGCAACACTTCTAAGTCACCCACTTCGGGCTCACCGATAAGGATTTGCCAGTCCATGGGCATGCGTATTTTGTGCTCACCAATTTGTAATACCAGTGCAGGTGCGTTGAAACTTTCAAGAAAGATTAGCGGAATGTAATGATAGTCAGGATCTTTGGGATCGCTGTTGTCAAAAATAGCAAAGTGCATGTCATCTACTTCTTCTGGCAGATGATCTAGATCAAATGGTTCATTGTCTAAGGTTAAGATCCGCAGAATATTCTCCTAATGGGATAAATAAAAGTGTCGATCGCGATGTTGGAAGCATCCACCGACTCTAACAGTTTATAAGGAACTATCAGCTATGTATTTACAAAATAAGTACTCACAGTGTTACTATAACATCATTGACCGGGCAAAGTCAAGAGATTTGCCTAAAGAAATTTATACCGAATCACACCATATTATACCAAAAAGTTTAGGTGGCTCTAACGACCAATCTAACTTGGTAAAACTTACCGCTAGAGAACATTTTATTTGCCATTTGTTATTACCAAAGATGTTAGCCGGCATTGCCAAAAGAAAAATGTCGTTTGCTATTTGGTCAATGCTTAACAGAGACCATTCAAAAAATAAATCTCGATACAAAGTAAATTCACATAGATACGAGTCTATCAAAAAACAAGTAGCAGAAGCAATATCCCAACTACACAAAGGCAAAACTGTATCTAAAGAAACTAGAGAAAAATTATCTAAATCTTGTCAAGGAAGACCTTCGCCAAACAAAGGCAGGGCGATGTCTGAAAATCAAAAACAAAAACTGTCTATCGCTCATAAAGGCAAAATTATTGCTCCAGAAACAGTGTCTAAAATTCTTGATTCAAGAAGACACTATCGGCATTCAGAAGAAACTAAATGCAAAATTGGACAAAGTCAAATAGGCAAAGTAGTTGTTGTATCGGAGGAGACCAAAAAAAAATTATCAATTGCCGCAAAAGGAAGATCCAACACTTGGTTAAAAGGAAAACCAGCACACAACAGAGGTATTCCACATACAGAAGAAACTGTTAAAAAATTAAAAGTGCCAAAGTGTAAATATCATTGTTCACATTGTAATAAGACCGTGGGC